TTCACGGAATCTGGAAATACATTGCGCGTATCGGTAGCCAGCCAGTCATAACCACCGAACTGCCCCTTGCCATCTCTGCTTGCGTGCTTCTTTAGGTAGCCGCTAGACTCAAGACATTTTGTAATAGACTGCATCTTGGTTTTTCCTACAGCAAAGACAGTGCATAGCTGAGTCTGAGTTACCTGCCAGTCTTCAACGTGAGACAGCAAGTAAACCAACACGCCCAAGGCTTCGGGTGTTAGACTGTCCTCCCTTGCATCAGATGCTGATACACCTCCACGCAGGAGTAAGTTTGGTAGCTTTGTGTAATGGGTGCTGTCATTAAAGGCGGGTCGATAAATCATAAAAAAAGAAAAAGCATCCGTGTGGTAAAAGTAATCTATATGGGTCTATACTAATCTAGAAGTGCACATTTAAGCAACAAGTGTTTAATCATCTATGCATAAATAAATATGTTGACATTATTATATTAGTAGGCGTAAGATCGCGAGAAATACCCTATGGACTATATTGTCATTAGGTAACATGGAGAACTGTTATGAAAAAAGAAGAAAGGGCAAAGTTTTTTAACTCAGCCTTAGATAAATCTGGGGTACCAAACTGGGGAAGGAATGCGGAGATAGTAAAGCGCATTAATTGTAGCCCTGCTACTGCCCAAGGCTGGTGTAGAGGATCTTTACCAAGCGATCCGGAAACTCTCGTATCTGTATGTGACGCTTTCAATGTAGATTTATATGCTTGGGTTGACGGCAAATCTAGAGGCTCAACAAGCATTGATAGTGACAAAATGATGAAAGCACTTATACAGGCTAAATCGTTGTTTGAGGCAGTTGGAATGAACTTGGAGACAAACCAATACGCCAAGGTAATATGTTACTTATATACGTTGAATGGGGAAGGTGACGTGGTAAGTGCTATTACAGATCTGATTAACGAGTAATCTGTAAGTAATATTTATAATCTATAAGTGTTGATTTATAATCCATAGAGTAATACTATGTAGTTAGCTTAACAAAGGAGCTAATTACATGGATACGCTTAAGCGCTCAGAGATCTGGGCGACCCTATCTAAAAAAGACGTAAAACCCTACTGCACAGAAACCGAAGTCATCGGTGACGTGATTCTAAAATATCTTCCTTGGATGCGTGCTCACGAAATTATGATGAGCCTGTACCCTGAATATAGCTGGGAGTTTACAGAAGACCCCGAAGGCAGAGAGTGTCACTACTTTGATGACGGTTCTGCTGAGGTGCGTTGTCGTATGACTATCGGCGAGCACACAAACATCACTGCACTGCCAGTACACCGTAACGGTAAACCTATCCCCTCGCCTAGCGCAATGGACATCAACACAGCAAAACAAAGATGCCGAGTCAAGAGTATGGCTGAGTTTGGTCTTGGTTATCAGATGTGGCTGAATGATGCAGAAAGCAAGCCTAAAGAGGCACCTTCTGAGTCAGTAGAAGAACCCGTTGATGAGTCAGAATTAGTTAAAGCCCTTTGGAACAAAACTAAAATTGAAGAAACCAAGACGTTTGGTGATGCACAAAAACTGTATTCACGCTTTACCAAAGGCTTACAGAATCGCGGATGGACTGATGACTCGGATCGCTGGGAAGCATTGTGTAAAAAGAACGATTGGAGGGCTAAGAAATGAGTTTAGCTGTCCAAGGTTCTCCCGAGTGGCATAGAGCCAGAGCGGGCAAGATTAAAGCCTCTGTATGTGCCGCCCTTGAGGGTAAGCACAAATATATGAAGTCAAAAGACTTGGTTCGTCAGGAAGTTAGAGCCCTAGCAGGCTCTGAATCTGAATTTAAGATGGTACCGGCTGTAGCGCACGGTCAGGTTATGGAAGATACCGCTCGTATCTTTCTCGAAAAGACTCAAGGATATACCGTTGAAGAGACAGGGCTAGTTGTTCACCCTAAGTATGACTTCTTAGCCGCAAGCCCCGATGGTTTGGTGGGTTTGGACGGGTGCGTTGAAATTAAGTGCCCTTACCCGCAATACACCAAGCAACCCTACTCTGTTTTCGATCCTGCAAAGTCTGTTTATTTGTGGCAGGTATACATGCAGATGGAGGTTCTTGACGCTGACTGGTGTGACTTTATCTGCTATCTAGCTAATAACGAGACCAGTGAGCCGCAGTTTACTATTGAAAGGGTTGAGCGCAAGCAGGACTTTCTGACCGAACTTGTCAGTAGAAAGTACATGCCTCAGCCTGAGAAGGGAACCATATCTAGACTTGATTTATATCAGGCTTGGCACCGATGGATCGCTGAACAGCATAGTGACCCTGTAACGCGCAAGCTACACACCGATGCCATTGAGGCAGAGAGCGCTGAGGTCGTAACTAATGATGAAGATCTTAACTCCTTAACAAAAATTCAAAACCGGATACATGAAATAAAAGACCGTATTTCGGACGAGCTAGAAATTCTAGACATTCTTTCCACCAACTCAATCGACCTAAAGAAAAGCATTGCTGGTCGTTTTGATTCAAGCGTTTCTAATGGAAAGACAACAGTCAGGATAACAAGCAAGACTCCACCCATAGACTACAGAAAGGCATTTGAGTTTCTAGGTGGCGAGGACGAAGTCCTCAACAAAGACGAGAGTATCGATTCCTTCAGAAGGACTACCGGTACTAAGCAAGTAACGATCTTACATGGAGATCAACTATGAAAACCCCAACAGCGTTTGAAAGCCTGAAAGCAGGAAAGGGTCGTTTGTACCCGATGGATAAAGAAAAGAGAATAGCGGAATGGAATCGCTTAAAGCAGTACGAATGGGCAACTAAGGCACATGTGCCCAAGTTCGAAGGTTATATAAAGATTAATCAGGATGTTATCGACGAAATGACCCTTGCAATGAATGCACAGGGTGGCGAGTTCCGATACAACCTAAAAGTTTGTGAGCAGATGGGTGACGATGGCGAGCTGAAGCAGTTCAACATTGATTACTGGGTGCCAACCAAACCAGCGAAGTCAAAGCCAGTAGAAAGTGCGCCTGCCGATGACTTTTTAGATGATGATGTACCATTTTAAAGGATAAATTATGCCACTAAGAATCACCCGTGCCGTTGACTCGGTACTGTATGGCGGGTGGGATCTAGACCCCTCGGATTTAGAGGGGTCATGTGACCATCGAATTTGGGTGAGGAGGGTTAGGGACACAGACAAGCATCAGGATGCGTTGATAAACATTGAGTCACAGCAAGGAGTGACTGAAGAGATTATAAATATTGACGAGCCAATGATGGTTGATCACGGAATAGAGTTAAAGATGGTTGGGGTACAGCGCTATCACCTCAAACCCGAAAAGCACTGCAAGGTTTGTGATCGAGGAGATCACTTTAAATCAAAGCATATTCCGCAGGCACGCATAGCAGTCGATGCCCCGCGTGAATACGAAGTCATCAGGCATGACGCTAGGAAGAAAAGATGAATGAAGATACTGTAATAGAGATAGGCGGTAACAGTTACCGATCAGGAGACTTATCGAAGACCTGCATACAGAAGATCAATTCTGTGGCACAGAGTCGCCAAGCGCTTCAGCTTGTAGCCTCTTTAGTTAACCATGCACAGCATGGAATAGACGTGGATTTAAAGGAAGCACTAAAACTTCTTCCTGATCCTGTATCTGACTCCCTCTCCTCGAAGGATGCAGAACAGGAAGGCTAGCAATCCTCCTCGCTGGCTTGGTTCACCAGTGCTAGATAACGAACCCTAGACATTTGACCCTTTGGTGTAGATAATAATCTGGCTGATGGGTCTCTCACAAGGAGGCTTATATGAGTATGACGTTTAAAGAAGTTGCAGAGATGTATGTGCAACAACCGACAAAAAAGTATGCGCGTAAGCAGAAGCATTGCTTGCAGATAGTTGGCAAGATTTGCGAAAAAATTGGCAATGAACCTGTTGCTAAGTTTCAGCGCAAGCGCCCTGTCCTTGAGTATGTGACAGCGGTTAGGGCACAGCCGTCAACTAGGCGTGCTGGTAAGTTGGTAAGTAATGGGTATGTAAATAGCCACATTGTTTTCCTTAGAGCAATTTTGGTTTTTGCAAGGGATGAGCTTGAGATTATTGATCGAGTTCCTTTGATTAAAACCTTAACGGAAAAGAAGCGTGACACATATCTTACGCCGGAACAGGTTCGTAATCTCATGCGTTGGTTGGATGAGTTGCGAGCAGACATGGTGGAATTTGCAGTTAATACAGGGCTGAGAAATAGCAATGTTCGATTATTAAAGTGGTCGGATCTTGCGGATGATTTATCAGCACTGTCTGTTAAGGCTGAAGATTCTAAGAACGGTGAAGCTACAGCGATCCCTTTAAATCCGGATGCGCGTCGTGTGTTGAGAAGACGTAAGTCCAAGTGTAGAAGTTTAGAGGATCGTTATCCTTATTTAAAAGGCAAGATAGATTATGTTTTTGCTAAGGAATCGAATCGCCGTGCAGTGAATGGTACGCCGTATGCAGACTGTAAGGCTGTGTCTGGTACGAACTGGCGTAAAGCGTGTCGTCAGGCAGGACTTCCAGATGATGTTGTGTTTCATACAATGAGGCATACATTTGCAAGCTGGCATTTACAGAGTGGAACGAGCGAG